GTTCACAAGAATACATTAATGTAGGTGTAACTCCTAACGACGGATTAGGTGATCCATTACGTACAGCGTTTGGTAAGATCAATAATAACTTTAGCAATTTATTCCTAACAACAGTTAATACAACATCAGTTAACACCACTGGATTAACAGCTAATCAAGTTATATATGAATATCCAGCTAATGCCTTTACACAAGGTGTATTTCAGATTCGTTCAAATACCGCTAGTAATAACCAATCTATTACAATATCAGCACAGATTGGAAATAGTAATACATCAGTCAAATTTACAGGATATGGATTAACTTTTTCAGGCAATGCAGTTACTAATTACAACATGGATATAGATAGTGGAAATGTTAGAATATTAGTCAGTCCAATTGCCAATGCCAATATAACACATTTTGTTGCATCTCAGGTGACTTATAACGGTGTTGTTTAATATGAGAGCAAAAGAATTTATCACTGAACAAAGTAACTTACCTGACAGGATTACTAAACCATTACCCTCTACATGGGTAATACCAGAATTGCAGAATCAAAATGCATATTTACAATATAGATTTGCTGTAGCATTAGCTGGTGCAAGGGCGGTACGTAATGGTGATATACCTAGAATGGATAAAGATTCTGTTTGGGGAGAAAATCAACTGGTTTCCGGATACATGAATCCGGATATAGAAGCCGATATTGATTTTGCTTTAGGTGAAATGGGACTTAAAGGTAAACAACTAGTTACTAGTAGAGAAAGTGAAGAAACATCTGACACTGGTATAGTTAGCCCACTTAAAGCTTTCAAAGGATATAAAAGAAAATGAGAGCAAATGAATTTATAGTTGAAGGCGGTGCCGGATCTAATAACGGTTCTAAAGGAAAACTACATCCACATCAAGAATCTGCAATGGGTATGATACATAAATTTGCAGGAACCGCTGATAGAATTTATGATTTAAATCGTGCTATGATGGCTGTAGCCAGTAGTGATGGCAAAACTATGAGCCATGAACCGAAAGAAGAAAGTTGGATCGGTAGAAACAATATGGCTGCACCGTATACTAAAGTAGAACATGATATGTTACATCATGCATATAAATCAATTGGTACTCCAATTGAATCTGCACTAAGTGATGACCGTTCTGAGCCTGATGACACAAACAAAGTAAGTCCACATAAACCATTTAAAGGTTACAAAAGAAAATAATCAGAACATCAAATCCTAGAATAAGTAATTATATCAAATTATAGGATTCTTGATGCTAATCGATATTAACAAAACACTAGATTTAATTAAACTTAAATTTTACAACGAATGGTTATACACCGCTCATATCTATGAAGAAGGTGATAGCGAACTACACAAGGGGTTAACCGAAACTGTAGTTAAACAATACATTGACCCACTTGAAATTCCCAAAGATGCTAAAATCTTAGATTTAGGCTGCGGCCCGGGCTATTTCTTAGACGAGATGAAATCTAGAGGTTATACTGATTTAACTGGGGTAACATTAAGCCCAGGTGATATAAAAATCTGTGAAGATAAAGGGCATACAATTAAAAAGTATGATTTAACTTTCATCCCGCAAAGTGAAGGTTACTATGATGAATCAGTAGATATGATATTCTTGCGTCATGCATTAGAACATAGTCCATATCCTATCTTTAGTTTAATGGAATATAATCGTATATTAAAGCAGGGTGGCAAGATTTACATTGAAGTCCCGCAACCTGATTGTGAAAGACGCCATGAAGATAACTTAAATCATTACAGTATTTTGGGGCAAACTCAACTAGCAGCATTGATTGTTAGAACTGGATTTAACATTGATAAATTCGATAATTTTGAATTTGATGTTGAATTCCCTGATCAGGAGAACCCAGGGGAACCTAATCTTAAAGCAAAAGAGAAATTCTATTGCATCGTTGCTACTAAGCAACGACCTTTAGATATCAAGTAAAACAATAAATACTCACTACATGTGAGTATTTTTTTATGTTCGATCCATTTAAACAAGCAAAAATTCAAAACGGTTATGCCAAACTCAGAGGCATTAAACTCCCTGAGAAGGATATGACATTAGATGAACTAAAACAATTGAGTGGGTCTGGACAAGTCACTGGTGAATATTCATATACACTATTACATGAATTAGCGCAAAAGAAACAACAATATATGCGTGAGAATAATATCAAGCCAGGTGACAAAGAATGGTTTAGAGTTATGTTTGCTAAAACACATCTTACAGGTGAAGATCCGTTTTCTAAAAACTAGTAGTTACCGTAATAAATACATTTATGGCAACCAATAATGCAGGACCTTCGTTAGTAAAGAATCCCTATACAAAGACGAAATTTAAGAATGATAAGGAATTACAGGACTTTATAAAGTGCTGTGACCCAGACACAGGTTATCTATACTTCATGGATAACTTCTTTATGATACAACACCCTACCATGGGCAGCTTAGTATATCATCCATACGGATATCAAAAACGATTAATAGAAACTTATCATAACTATCGCTATAGTATTAGCTTGATGCCACGACAGTCAGGTAAATCAACAAGCGCAGCCGGATACTTACTCTGGTATGCCATGTTCAAACCAGACAGTACGATTCTTATCGCAGCACATAAGTACACGGGCGCACAAGAGATCATGCAGCGTGTTCGTTACGCATATGAAAACTGTCCAGACTATATCAAAGCAGGTGTAACAACATATAACAAAGGCTCATTGGACTTTGAGAATGGTAGTCGTATTGTAAGTGCAACTACAACTGAAAACACAGGTCGTGGTATGAGTATTACACTACTATACCTTGACGAGTTTGCGTTCGTTAGACCAAGTATCGCTAAAGAATTCTGGACAGCTATTACTCCAACATTAAGTACTGGTGGTAAAGCTATTATCACAAGTACACCAAACAGTGACGAAGATCAGTTTGCCTTCATCTGGAAAGGTGCTAACAAAACTGAAGATGAATTTGGTAACACAACTGAATTAGGTATCAATGGCTTTAGAGCATATAGAGCAGAGTGGCATGAACAACCAGGTAGAGATCAGAAGTGGGCTGATGAAATGAAAGCACAGCTTGGTGAGGATCGTTTCAACCGAGAGATTGGTTGCGAATTCATTATCGCTGATGAAACACTTATTAATCCTAATACATTATTAATGTTAGAAGGAATAGAACCAGTTAGTCGTATGGGACAAGTTCGTTGGTATCAGAAGCCAAAAAAGGGCAGTATCTATACAGTATCATTAGATCCAAGTCTTGGTACAGGTAGTGATCCAGCGGCAATACAAATCTTTGAAGCAAATACTGTTACACAGATTGGTGAGTGGAAACACAACAAAACTGATATCCCAACACAGATTAAACTTATTGCACAAATAAACAAATACATAGTTGAATGTACAGGTGAACCAAACAATTTATATTATTCTGTAGAGAATAACAGTATCGGTGAGGCCTCATTAGTGTCATTAAACGAATATGGAGAGAACAATATCCCCGGAACATTCATTAGCGAACCGGGCAAGAAGCGTAAGGGCTTTAATACTACAAACAAGAGTAAATTAACCGCTTGCGCCAAGTTTAAGACATTACTAGAAAGCAAGAAACTAACCATTAATAGTCGTAGTCTTATCAGCGAGTTGAAAGCGTTTGTAGCACATGCGGGTAGTTATGCTGCCAAGATCGGTGATACAGATGATTTAATTATGGCCAGCTTATTAAATGTCAGAATGATTCAAGAATTAGGGTCATATCACTTTGAATTAGATAGTTATGTCAAGGACCACGAGGAATTTATTGCACCCTTGCCCTTCTTTGCCGTGCTAAGTTGAGTTTAAGATAAATACATTATGCCTACGAATACAGAATCACTAAACCGCGAATTGTTTAGATTATTGTCTAAATATAAACCAAAACCCCTGGATGCTGAGGGCAAAGCCACTCCTGTTCCAGAAGAAGCAGATATTTTCAAGTTTGAATTCACTAAAGACGGAGAAGATTACGGAACTGTTTATGTTACATTAGATGATGAACGTGTACTGACTGTCTATTTTGGCGATGACGTATCCGATAGTCCCGGCGACAAAACACCTGGATTAGATTATGATGACACATGGAGTGGGTTACTACATCAATTAAGTTCTTGGAGAATGACCAAGGGCCTAAGAGGATTCAAAACACAAAACAAAGACCGAGTCGGAGATGACATGGCAAGAAGGAACCATATGAGAAACAAAGATAAAATAGCAGAGGGTTACTACCCAATGGGCAAGAGTCGCAGTTATAGTGATGCTGTACCTAGCGTAAAGATTGTTATTGAACATAGCCGTGTCATTGAAGAAGGTGAACAACGCTATCGTAATATCAATAGAATTTTCTTAGAGAATCAAGACGGTGAACGCTATTTACTTGATACTAAGAAGCCTGGTATTGCCCGTGTCTATGCTAGACATATTGCTGAAGGTGGCAAAGTCAATGATGACCGTTGGAGTCATATTGGTAATCTTTGTGAAGAATATCAAAAGATGGCTGGATTTGTCCGTGCTACACGTAATGGACAATTCAATGAATCAGCACAAGCATTAGTTAACGAAGGACTAGAACACTATCAAAGTCTACGTGAATCATTAAGCCGTATGACTGGTAAGCGTGGATATAACGCTTATTTTGAAAGTTGGACTCCACCTTTGATGGAAGATGGAACTGAAGAAAACAATCTAAACGAATTGTTTGTACAAGAGACATTAGATCCACGCATTGAAAGCGTAATGCCAATATTGAATAGAATACATAAAAAAGTTTCTGAATCAATAGTTGATAAAGAAATGAACAAGTTAGCAGAGTGGGCTGATAGTTTAGTTGAAGAAGAAAGTCTAACAAGTAATAATCCAGGTGGCATTCCTGAAGATCGCAGTTTAAAGACAGAGGCCAAGTACGATCCAACCGTCGATGGTTCACACAGCTACGGCACAGATTTGCTATTCAATATTCGTATGCTATACATATATGCTAGAGACGGTAGGGACACCCGTCATCAGATTGCATCGTTGAAGAATTTAAAAGATGGAATTGAACAAAGT